CAGGATTGCTTTCTGACCATAACGAGGTGAAATTGATTGACATGAGCGACCTTGATGGTTCACAAAACGTTCGTGTTATCATGCGTTTAACTGCTGGTGTTCAGTACGGTTTCGCTGGTGACATCGTAACATACGGAATCACAAATTCGGCTAACTAATAATTAGCAAAACAAGGTAATCGGGTGGTGCAAAAAACACCACCCTTTTTTATAACATTTAAATTTAAAAGATATGGCTTGCGATATTGCAAACGGTAGAGCGGAATCCTGCAAGGACAGTGTTTCAGGATTAGATGCTATCTACTTCATTAACTACGGAGCGTATGATGCAGAGGCAGACGTAACGTATGACGGTACAAATACGGACTTAATTACTGATGTTGCTGGGGTTACATCTTTGTACAAGTACGAATTGAAAGGTGCGAACTCATTTGAGCAAACAATCCAAACTTCACGCGACAACGGTACTACATTCGTTGAGCAAGTACTTACTATTCAGTTGAAAAAGCAAGACGTTGCTACGCACAAAACGGTTAAACTTTTGGCTTATGGTCGTCCTCACATCGTTGTTAAGACACGTACAAACCAATTCTTTTTGATGGGATTGGAGCGCGGTTCTGACATGACAGCTGGAACAATTTCAAGCGGTACTGCAATGGGTGACTTCAATGGGTACAATTTGACATTCACAGCAATGGAGAATATTCCTGCGAACTTCTTGGATTGTTCAAGCGAGGCAACACTAGCGGGTGCAGTTTCTTCTGTGTTCGGTTCAGGTGCTTCAATCGTGACATCTTAATAGATTTCCATTTGTTGAGTTAAGAGGGGGACGTGTTGTCCCCTTTTTTATTAATACAAAAACGCAAATCTGTTATTATAAAAATATGACAATACTAAACGAAACAAACAACGCGCAAACGTTCAGATTCATGCCACAAGGCACGACGTTCGACGGTGCAACGGTATTGGATGAAGCAACAGGAGAATTAACAGTTCTAACGCTTTCAAATATTCAGATACCAAGCACAAGCGGAAACTACTACTATTCATTTGATTCGGTATTCCCAACGGTTGAAAATCGTTTCTACATTGTGAAGGTTTACAACGGTACGGACTTGGTTTTTTACGACAAAGTATTTTGCACTAACCAGCCGTTAACATCGTTCACAATTAACAACGGTCAATATACAGCAACAAGCACTAACAACGAATACGTTTTTTATGAGTGATAATAATACAAATGTTCACGTATTGCAACTTTCATCCTATACTTCACCTGTAATTCAGGAAAGCAAAAGAGATGAATGGGTTGAGTACGGAGCAGAAAATAACTACTATCAATATTTGATAGACAGGTACACAGGTAGCGCGACGAATAACGCAATTATTAACAACATTTGTCGCTTGATTTATGGGCGCGGTTTAGGCGCATTAAACGCATCTAAGCACCCGAATGAATACGCGCAAATGGTTACGCTATTCCCTAAAGAGGAAGTGCGTAAAATGGTCGATGATTTGTACCTACTAGGTGGTGCAATGATTCAGGTTATTTACAGTAAAGACCGTAAAAAAATTGTTAGCATTTACCATTCACCTGTTCAGCTTTGGCGATCTGAAAAGTGCGACGAAAACGGAGAAATTACAGGGTACTACTATTCCGACAATTGGAACGATACAAAGAAATTCCCACCTAAAAGAGTGCCAGCGTTTGGTACATCTAGCGAAGGCTTAGAGGTTATGTTTGTGCGTAAGTACACAGTAGGTATGAAATACTATTCTTTAGTAGATTACCAAGGCGCATTGCCTTACGCATTACTAGAGGAGGAAATCTCTGATTACTTAATTAACGAGGTTCAGAATGGCTTTAGCGGTACAAAGGTTGTAAACTTCAACAACGGAATACCAAGCGAAGAACAACAGAATGTAACTAGCCGCAAGGTACTAAACAAACTCACAGGTTCAAAAGGTCAAGGTTATCGTATCATTCAACCAAAATGCAGAAATGCGTACTACGGTAGATGATATTCCTTTAAACGATGCGCCAAAGCATTACGAGTACCTAAGCGAAGAATGTTTGCGTAAAATCATGCTTTCGCACAACGTTACTAGCCCTCTTTTGTTTGGGGTTGGTTCGGCAAATGGATTCTCATCCAATGCTGATGAAATGCGAAACGCTGCAATACTGTTTGAAAACATGGTGATTAATCCCAAGCAACAGGTTTTAATTGATGCTTACGACACAATTCTATCCTACAACGGGGCTAATTCTTTGGAGTTGTACTTTGATTCATTGAACCCGCTTGATGCTGCTGGTGACCTTACAAAAGACGATTCTAATTCTCGCGTAATTGAAGCCATCAACTCGCTTTCTCCATTGGTTGCAAATAAGGTTTTGGAATCAATGACACCGAACGAAATACGCGCATTGGTTGGACTTGAAGCGGAAAGCGGTGGCGGACAAATTGCACAACCTGTTGAAATGTCCGTTTGCCTATCACATGAAGATGATTTAAACGACGATGAATTTAACGGTATCTTAGAAACACTTGAGGGTGAAAGTGTAGACGATGAGTGGGAATTAGTAGACACACGCGAATACAAAGAGGACAATGAACCTATTGAAGATTGGGCGAATCGTTTGATAAAACCTAAAAAGACATTCCTTGCGAAACTTGCAGAAGTAATTAAAGCGCAACCAAGCCGCGATAGTTACCTAGATAAGTCAGTCTACAAAGTACGTTACCAATATTCGGAGCGTTATTCATCCGCAAACAGCCGCGAGTTTTGTAAGCAAATGATGAAACGCACAAATAGCGGTGTTGTTTATCGCTTAGAAGACATTGACCGTGCAAGCCGTGCAGGTGTCAACAAAGAATTAGGACACGAAAAACAGCCTTATGACCTATTCAAATTCAAAGGCGGGGTTAACTGTTCACACTATTGGTCTGAGGCTTTGTATCGCCTTAAAAAAGACACTGAGTTCAAATCATTGAGTTCAGCTAAAGAAGTTGATTCAATTCCTAAGACGTACCAACCAAGACCAACAGGAAACGCACAAAGCAAAATATCACCGAAGGATATGCCGTACAACGGACACCATCCTAATTGGGTTAAGAAAAACATCGGATAAAATGGCAGAAGCACTTTTAATCAACAGAAACGATCTTGTAAAGTTTACATCCTTAAACGGAAATGTAGACACGGACAAGTTTGTGCAATACATAAAGATTGCGCAAGATATACATTTACAGAATATTATCGGTACACGCTTGCTAAACAAGATTAAAGACGATATTGAGAACGCGACTTTAGCGGGCGACTATTTAACGCTAGTTACCGACTACATTAAGCCCGTTTTGATTCACTTTGCAATGGTTGAATATTTGCCGTGGGCGGCTTATACGGTGGCAAATAAGGGAGTTTATAAACACGGTGCTGAAAACAGTGAAAGCGTTGATAAAAATGAGGTTGATTTCTTGGTAGAAAAAGAACGACAAACTGCGCAAAACTATGCTGAGCGTTTGAACGACTACATTTGCTACAATCAAAACTTGTTCCCTGAATACAACGAAAACTCAAACGGTGATGTTTCACCTGATTCAGATAATTACTTCATAGGATGGGTTCTATAAAACAAAGTAAACCGCGCCAAAAGAATGCGGAGAAAATTAAGATTTACCTAAAATCATTAGAGAATGTCAACAAAAAAAATAAGTGAACTTCCTGCTAAAGGCTCTGCAATTGGTGCGACTGATTTAGTAGAGATTTCCGAGCCAGACGGATTAGGTGGCTACGTTTCAAAGCGCGTTACAGGGGCGCAATTAGGAGATACCAACATCGCAAACACCAATTTAACATTCACAGGAAACCGCGACCATCAATTAGCGGGTTACGACTTGGAATTGGATAACGGTAGGTTGGTGATGTATAACACAGGCTCACAGGTTGCATACTTTCAAAACACAAGTAACGGAACTGCCGTGACTGCGATTGCAAACACTGCAGCAGGTGTATCGGGTTCATCTACAAGTGGCACGGGTGTTTCTGGTTCTTCATCTTCGGGTATTGGTGTATCGGGTGAATCTGCTACAGGCAAGGCGGGTGATTTTAGCGGTGACTTTTTAATTGAGACATATTCGGGTGCAACGGGTGCGATTGATGCGAGCGCGATTACTGAGATACGAAGTACAACAAAAGGCGTTCTACTCCCACGAATGACAACCACACAACGCAATGCGATTGCATCACCTGCAACGGGGTTGGAAATATACAATACAACTACCAATAGAAAAGAAGTCTATAACGGAACATTTTGGCAGGGTATTTCAATGCGATTTTTGCAAGTTATGTTCACACAATGGAATCCAACAGATGCGCAAACAGTTGTATTTGGTTCAGTGCCACTTACCCCACAGTTAGCGTCACTAACTCCCGCACCTTATGAAATCGTTATGCGTGGAAATGGTGTGATTAGAGGGTGTGACTTCACGACATTCGCAGCGGGTGTAGCGGGAACTAATGAATCTTGGTCGCTGTACGTTAGGCATCAAGGTACTGACTATCTTGTTCAAACTGTTTCTGCATCTGCAACCGTACGAACGTTCACGAATACTTCATTAAATATACCGTATGTAGCGGGTGACATTGTGCGAATGGTATTCATAAACCCTACATGGGCAACCAACCCTACACAAGTAGCGGGTGGTGGATTCTTAATACTTCAATAAATAAAAAAAATGATTAGAACTAAACAACCACAGGTAGTAGATGCAATGAACCGTGAAAGCGCGGTGGTTTACATGGAAGCGTGTAACCGTAGAGAAAGCAAAGAAGCGCAAACGGTGACATTTGATGTATTCATGTACACGATTGAAACAGTCACAAGGGTAGAGAGTGTGAACGTGCTTAAAACCCGTGAGGATGGCTCAGAATATTACGAAACGGAAATGTCAAATGTCACAAGACCATTTTTAAAAATCATCTCAAAACGCGATGCCGTTTACCGAATGAGTACATTCTACGGTGCGGTTGGTAATCCTACTCCGAGCCAATATGACGATGTAATGATAGCGCAGATTGGCTTCATTAACTCAAAAGTTTGGGATGGTACGGAAGCGCAAAAAGTGTATTTCTGGGAATTGACCGCAAGTGATGTGGAAAAAGTTACGGCTGATGAAATGGAAACTTTACTAACTCCAATAATTGACTAATGGCTACAAAGATTTACAAAGATGGGAAC